CGCCGAAGTTGTTGGAGCCGCTAATGGTGCCAGCGCCGGGCGAAATCGCTCCACCTGTTCCGAGGTTGATCGACAGGCAGTTAGTCAATGCAACTGTAGCTACACCGCCTGACTGGACGATGCGAAACGCAGGCCGGCCACTCCCAGCGCCTACAATCGAGGTAGTGTTGACTATCTCGACATATGTGTCTGAGGGTGCCGATGTGTATAGTGCTGACTGGGCAAGGCTTTGGCACACGCAGTTCTCAATGCGCATTGGGGCCAACGCTGTACCACTAGCAGTAGCCAACACGCCATGACTTGACGCGCCAGTCCCGTCGATTATGCAGCCTGACAACAAAACCCCATTTCCACGCATTACAGTCGCGTAGAAATTGGTGCTAGATGCCACAATCCCGCGCACCTGCGTGTAGTCGTCTTGGAAGTCGAGCGCGTAACTGGTAGATGTGACAATGACACCTGCGGCCTTGTCTCCGCCATGCTCGCTACCGGCTGCGGGCTTGTAGGTGACGTTCCGCGTAGCGTCGCTTGTCAGCCCGCTGGAGAAGGTCACACCACCATAACTCCCCGCAACCGCCTCAAAGACAATCGCCCCGTCGCTCGCCACCAGATCGGTCGAGCCGAAATTGTCGTTGGCGATAGTCGCGAGATTATTCTCCGCCGTCGCGAAGTCGGCGTAGTCCCCCGAGGGGCCAATCGTCTTCGTGATGACCGTGACCATCAGACCGCTGCTTTGTCCGTAATCAGCGCCTGGATCTCCGCCCAGGTCTTCGTGATCGCAGCAGCCGCCGCGTCATCCTCCGGCACCCAAGTGTGGTGCGCCGCATCCGCCAGCGTGATCTGGTAGCGGCGCTTACCCAAGAACTCACGACCCAGCTCAGGCTCGTTCGGGTCGATCAGGTCGCCCTCCCACGGCGCCAGCAAAGCCGTCAGGTCCGGGTCGTCATGCTCCTTGTCCGAGCAGTACACGAACGCAAACCCCGAACTCGTCGGAGCTACCTCCCGACCCGGGTGCATGTGACCGTCGATGACCGTCACGACGTCGTTGTCGTCGCAGGTCAAACCCCCGCCAGGGCGGGCCGTGATGATGAGAGCGTGTGCCATTTGCAGCAGGTGGGGTGTGGCGCGGGAGCCGAAGCCCCCGCGCCGTTGTCAGCCTAGATCAGGCGTCCTGGTTGCCCGAGAAGCCGTTGAGGCCGTCGAACAGGACCTTCTTCACATCGCCGTCATCGCCAGTCTCAAGGGCGTAAGCGATGACCTTCTCGCCGTTAGCGGCCACATCCAGCGCGAGGCTGGCAGCGGTCGCGGCGAGAGCGTCACCGACAGCGGTGCTGTCACCGTCGTACTCGGCGTCCACGATGCCCGAAAGGGCGAACTTGCCTTCCGCGCCGCTGGCGACATTCTCAAGCGCGCACACGAAGATGCCGCACTTGATGTCGTCAACGCCATCAGCACCAGTACCGGGGGCGGCAGTCGTGTCGAACACCACCACGGTCCCCTCGGGGCTGAGGTCCGTGATGGTCCGCGACACGGCCACGACCTGACCCTTGGTGATGGCCGCATGAGCCTTCAGGGTGACGGTGTGAGTGCGAATGTCGATGCCCTTCGCTCCGGGCTTGGCGATTCCAAAGAAACTAGCCATTGGTATGTCCTCCTAGAGATCAGGCGCTGTACTCAACAGCCGTGGGAGACAGGATGCCCTGACGCTGACGCGACCGGCAGACGAAGTTGTACCAGCTATCCACCGGAACGATGGTGGTGAAGGGCTGGTTCGGGTGACGCATCGCGGCGTGCTGGTACATGTAGCGCGTCGTGTGGAAGACGAACTTCATGTAGTTGCCGTTGATGAAGTAGTAGCGGGGACCCTGCTTGGCCGCGCCAAGCTCGGTGCCGTCGCCTCCGGTGTAACCCGCGTACTCATCCAGCTTGGGAGCGTGGACGAGGTCGATACCGGCGTACTTGGGCGACTGGTAGGCGGGGTCCTGACGCGAGGCCGTGACGAAGGTGTCCTGGCTGGAGCGCAGAAGCTGCGTGTAGATGCGCTGACCGGCCTTCGAGCAGCCAATGAACATCGCGTTCAGCGACGGGTCATCGAAATACTCTTGGTGGCTGGGCGGCGGGGTGAACTGCACATCGAGGAACAGCTCGTCCATCTTGCTGATGATGTTGTCAGCGTTGTCAACATCAGTCGAGCCGTAGGTCTTCTGCTGCGGAACCCACTTGGAGTAGGTCGCCGGGGCAAGACCCTGGACCGAGGTGAAGCCGCTGTACAGACCGTTGGTCTCCTCGTTGAGGAAGGCCGGGATGCTGTAGGGCTTGGTGCCGGTGGTGGCCTCCATCGCGCTGTTGGACGGGATGGAGAACAGAGCGTCCTCCATGCCGTTCAGGATCGAGGTCCAGAGGCGCTGCTCCTTGATGCGCTTCAGCCGCTTGTAGGCGGTGTGACGCGCAGCGCGGGACATGCCGGTGCCGACATTGAGTTCCACTTCGGCGTCGGTGTAGGCCATGTGGTCCACACAGAAGCGCCATTGGATCTCCCAGTTCTCGACGACCTGGGGGTTCTCCCAGGTGAAGGTCTGGTTCGGCTCGTAGTACTGGAAGGTGCTCTCCTCGTCGAACATGATGGTGTCCTTGATCGAGGAACCACCCTGAACGGTCTCGGAGGGACCTTGCCCACGAAGGAAGCGGCGCAGCAAGTAGTTGTTCTTGCAGGCCTCGTTCACCACATCTTCGGCGCTCGTCAGGAACGACGGCCCGGTGGTGTCAATGAAGTCAGTAAAAGTGCTAAGTGCAGAAGCCATCTCTTTCTCCTAGTGAGATGCCCTAGCGCCCGCTCAGGAGCCGTGCCCGTTGCACCCGATCCGGGGCATCGCTTTCGAGGAGTTCGAGGATCCTGTCCTCCATCTCATCGCTGCTGATACCCGGCTCGGGCGGCGTAGCTCCGGTCGGCCTGGACGGTGCGCCATTCTTACGAAGGTTACGAAGGTTGGTTTTTGCGGACTCTGCCTCGGCCCGGATCTGGTCTCGGAACTCGAACGCAATCGCATCCTCCATGAGAGCCTCTACCGTGTCGTAGGACTCGCCACTGGTGAACATGCGATTCATGCGCGCGACCACACGATCCCATTCCTTGCTCTTGGTGTCCCGCGACCTGCGGGTAGTCACTCGCAAGTCGAGCCCTGGCTGACTCCAGTTGAGCCGCTGCCATCTGCTGTTGCATCGCAGCGATCTGCTGCTGGAACGGCTGAAGCAACGCCTCGTAGGACTTAGCCAGGATTTGGGCACCCTCTTCGTCCAGCCCGACATGGTCGGCAAACGACTTAGCTGCTTGCAGCAGGTTGTCCTCAACGGGTTGTCCCTGCGCGGCCTCTGCTTGTTGCGGCTCGCTGGGCTCCTTGGGGCTCTGCTGGGCAGCCTCATCGTCCTTTGTCTTGGACTCAGAGAGCTTCCTGTCGATGTCGGTCTGCACCTTCTTGCGATGGGCAGCCAGACGCAGGACGGCATCGTCGCTCAGAGCGGCGAGGTCATCCTTGCTAAACCCGTCGCGTCGGAGGACGCTCCAGGCATCAGCCAGCTCATCCGTGTCGATGTCGCTGGCTTGTTCTTCGGGTGGCGGGCTCGGCGTCTTCCTCGACGGCGGCCTCGGCCTTCAGGAGCGGCTTTCGGGAGGTCTGGATCTCCTCAGTCGGCTCGTCGGTCACATCGGGGTCGTCCCCGTCGATCTGCATGAGGTACGCATCCTCACGCTCGTCCACGGGCGACTTGGCCTGAGATTGGGGCTCAGGCGCAACGGCGGGCTCTGCCGCCACAGTCTCTTGGGGGGTGATGTCAGTCATCAGAGTTGGTCGTATTCGATGGTGATGCCCTCTTTGTCACGCGCACGGGCCATGCTGTTCTCGATCTCCCGGCGGTTGGTGAACACCGGGCGACCGTCCTTGTCGAACTGGCCCTTGTGGTGCTTCCAGTTGCGGGGCAGTTGGTTGCTGGCGAAGTTGGGCGTCTTCTTGACGATGATTCCGAATCGCTTGCTCATTTTGCTTTGCGCTTTGCGCGCTTCTTGCCTGGGTTGATGCGGGCCGCACGGGTAGCCGCAGCGGCCCTCTTGGTGTTGCGGGCGACCTGCTTCCCTGCCTTGGTCGCCTTGCGCTTAGCCTTGCTGGTTGCAGCGTACTCCGACGAAGAGGCTTGCAATTGCCTTGGCGGGCATGTAACGCTCCCCGGTCGCCCTTGGAGCCCTGGGTCGAAGGCTTGCCGGACTTGGTCCGCCACTTCTCCGCCGTCCAGTTCTTCAGGGACTTTTGCGACTTCTTCAGGGGCATCAGTCTCGGTAGCCTCCGCCCGCTTGTTTGTAGGCCGTAGCCAGCATCTGAGCTCTTGCGCGCCGACCACTGGCCGGGCTTCCCCGCCCTTTGCCAGCAGCCTTGATGCGCTCGAACAGGCGCTTCCGCATGGTGGGACGGGGTGTAGTTCCCCGCCTCGTTGACCCCGGCTCTTACCGCTCGGATTTGGCCATGTAGCGCGTGGTTGCAGTAGGGGACAGTCGGGGTCGAAAAGTGTCTCGCAGCCAAGCCGCGTCCACCCGATAACCAGCCAGCGCGATCTGCTTGTCCACGCGCTGGACGGTCGTGAAGATCCATGTGACAAGGCCGAGTACCAGCCCAGTCATGATGGTGTTCAGGTCAATCTTTGACGGACATGGTTACCACTTGACTCGGTCAGCCCAGTAGGCCGCAGACATCTTTCCCTTGGCGATGTTGGCTCGGTGCCTAGCCTTGAACGACTTGCGCTTGGCCTTCATGGCAGCAGACTCGCCGGGCTTCGGCTTACCTGCGGTCTTCGTCGCCCTTCTCAACCGAAGCGGATCGTCTTGACCTTGCCTCCCCTCCTTAGCCACGACGATGTGACTCTTCTTGGGGTGCCAAGGCGTTCGCTTCGGCTTGTTGTAGCCAGACACGCCCGCACGGGTGAGTCGGCTGTCCTTCTTCGGAGTAGGCATCACATCGCGGAGTTGGGGCCTCGCACGCCCTGGGGCGCGCCTGCGGGGGCCTGCTGCATCATCTGCTGCATGATCGAGCCGATCTCCTGCATCGCCATCGGCACGCGCTTGCTCGGCGCACCACGGGTCACGCCGTTCGGGCCGACATCCTTCTTCAGACGCGGCTCCAGCGACTCCGCCGCAGCCATCGTGTCCATCTGGCCGCTGGGCCGAGAGGTCCTGAGCCAAGCGGTTCAGCAGCTCCTGATCGACAAGCTCCGCCATGTCCGGCGAGTTCATCGCGTTGCCGATCTTGTTGAAGTGATCCTTTCCACGGGTAGTCCGGGAAGACCTGCATCAGTTGCAGGCTGTTCAGGATCATGCTGTGCATCTCAAGCGCACGCTTCTGAGCAAGGCCCTCAGAGGCCCGCTCCATGCTGTACGGCTCGATCTCAAGCTCCAGATCCTCGAAGCTGTAGTCGCTGCCTTCGTGCCCGCCGCCCTGGAACATCAGGACATCCTGATCGCCAAGGCCAAGCTCGCGCGCAGCCTCGACGCCAATCGGGAACACGATGTCGTCGTCGTGGTACAGGTAGAACGCCACCCCGTTCAGCAGCCGCACGGTCGCACTTGTGAAGTTCTGTTTGATGAATGCGATGCGGGTGCTGGCCGCTTCCGACGCAATGCTGTGCTCAGTGGCTGTACCGGCGCCAGAGACGGCACCACGCAAAGCCTCATCCATGCCCAACACTCTGTCTGCGCGGTTGCGACAGGTGGCGATCCAGTTGGCCTGCTGGTCCGTTTGTCCGCCCATGACAAACTCCTGCACCAGCGCCTTGCCGTCCTCGAACGGCACCACGGCCACATAGTCGTGCTCGACATTCTTCACAAGCTGCGCCGTGCGCGGGTCGTTCACACCCACGATGCGCTTGTGCTTCATCATGCTGGACGAAGCCGCGAGCACCTGGTCGTTCAACTCACGCACCTGAGCCTCGACCGCCGTAAGCGGCGCCAGCGGGTACGGGTTGTCCGGCACCTTGTACGCACCGAACAGGATGTAGGGCCCCGTGCGCGGCCCGTAGAACGGACGCGGCTCGCGGATCAGGGACGCCTTCGCGTCGTCGTCCGCGCTGCCAAGAGGCTGGTTACAGCCAATCGTGTAGATCGCGCCGTGGAACCCAGCCTTCTCGCTAGGCGCGTCGTCCAACTTGATCTCAGGGACAAAGACCTCGTAGCAGTAGATCTCGTCCCGGTCAGGGCCGCCCTTGTGGCCGTAGCCGTACTTCTGGTTCGGGTTCTGGCTGGAGTTCAGTTCCTCAATCGCGTCGAGGTTCCAGCCCTGGCCCTTACCGGAGCGCGCAAGGTCCTCGAGGTCGTCCTTGTCGATGCGCCACATATGGCCGTAGAAGCGGCAGTCCTCCCACCGCTCGGCCTGCGGGTCCATGAAGAACCGACGCGGCGCAATACGCTCGCAGGTCGGCCACGCCGTGTCGCCAGGAGCCGTGGGGCTGTCCGTGCTCGGCGGCATCTCTTGACCCTTGCGGTGGTCAGGCCGCACAAGGCACACGCCAAAGCCCAGCAGCATGTCCGTGGCAAGCTCGGTCAGGACCTTCCGCAGTTGGAAGTCCCGCGCCCAGCGGTTGAGCCCGTGGCGTAGCGCAATCGCCACATCCTTTTGCGCGCCGGGGCGCCGTGTCTGTACCTGTACGCGCGGGTTGTCGTACACAAGGCGCGGCACCATCAACGAGATGTACTCGTAGTAGGTGTTCTCCGGGCTGTACTCGGCGGTGAAGTCCCCGCGACGGTTGTAGAACGGCCCGTGGTAGCGGGCGACTTTCTCCTCATAGCCTTCGAGGTGCTGATCGCGGAACGCGATAGCAGCGTCGATCTCGGCCATGAGGTTGGACGGGTTGGTGTTCAGCATCAGCTATAAGCCTCTAGGTGGACCTCGGCGTGGCCCAGCATGTCGCCCAGGCTTCCTTCGGGATACTCGGGGATGTGGACCTCCATGCTCATGTCACGGTTCCACATGAACATCGCCGCGTAGCGCAGGCAGTCCATCGCGTGATCGGAGCAGGTCGGATCGGGGCGCTCTTTCACCGGGGCGCCGTCACGGCTACGAGCCCACACAAAGCTCGGGATCTCCTCCTCCAAGCAGGTCGGCTTCTTCGCGTCGAGACGCGCCTTGTCCTGCACAATCGCGCTTCCACGCACGATGTAGATGCGCGGGCCGTGATCGACCTTGCTCAAACCCCACCGCACCATGTCGATGCCGGTCTTGATGGGGTTCTTCGCCTTCCTAGCAATCCGGTTGCCGTCGCGCCCACGCGCAGAGCCCAGCCGGTCGTTGAAGATCTTGATGTACTCAGGCTCACTCGGGTCGCAAACGAGCGCGGACAGCGGGTAGTCCTCGTTCGCCACCATGACCTGCTCGGCCCACCAGTCGCTGGTCTCGCCGGTCTTGTAGATCTCCAGCACCCGATACATGCGGTCGTCGTTCACCGCCCATACCTGGAAGCAGCCGGGGTGCCTCAGCCCTTTATCGTAGGCTCCAAAGTACCACTTGGGCTCCGGCATATCCTCGGGGTCGATCATGTGGACCGCCGGGTCCCCATTCCTCGAAGATGATGCCCTCCTCGCTCGCCCACTTGCCCTCGTACAAGTTCGCGCGACGCGCTCCGGTCAACTTTGCCAGGATGCCCAGCACATACGACTCGCCATTCTTGGTCCAAGTGCCCTTCTTGTGATCGAAATACGCCGGGTTGTCTTCGTGTCGAGACAACAGCCGCAGCCGCTTGTCGCAGCTGGTGCCGCTCCGGCACCTCCCGGAACCCCTGAGGGAAGTGAGTGTTCAGCCAATGGAACTCGCCTGCGGGGTTGGTGTCCGCAATCCGCATCTGCCACGGCATCTTGAAGTTACGGTTCGCGCGAGCGAGCCATTCCCAAGTGTCCGCCGTGATCTCGCGGGCCTCAAAGACGCAGATCACATCGTACTGCGTCGAGAAAGTCTTAGCGGGCTTGTCCAGACCGCCTACAACGACATGCGAGCCGTTGGGGTAGTGGTAGTTCTGCCGCGTGTTCCGGCCCGCCGTGCCGTGGATCGCAGGGTGCCCAGGCCACAAGACCTCGTTCTCCCACTCGACCAGCACCGATTCCGTCAGCGACTCCCGCGTCTGGCGCAGCATCAGCACGCGAATGCCCGCGTACCGCTCGCAGAGGTAGTTGATCCACTCAAGCAGCGCCCGAGACTTACCAGTACCAGCAGGCCCTTCGAGCAATAGCTCGTTCGGCATGAGCGACCACAGCTCACGCGCCGCCCCGAAGGGCGTGTATTCGTGAACAACCTCGCCCGACTCGCTCATGTCGAGAGCAGCGACCTCACATAGAACGCCTGAGCCCAGCGAATGGTGCCGTAACTCGTCGTCTCAAACGCAAACTCAGCCGCGTAGCGGTGACCCGCCTCGTACTTACAGGAATCGAAGGCAAGCTGGTAGATAGAAAGTTGTAGCCGACATCATCCACGCCGTTCCAATAGCCGTCGTTGGTCAGAGACGCCGAGGTCGTCGCGGTCAGCAGGATGCTCGTCAGCGAGTCATCCGCAACATCTTCGGTGTGGGACCTGCCGCCCATTCGCCCCGGTCCCCAGCGAGTCCTTCGTCACATCGTAGACGCGGACCTGAAAGGCGTCGGTGTTGGACCCGCCAGAGCCAACAATCGCATCCCGGCTCAGGATCACATTGTCGGGGCGCAGCAGGCGCGCCACGAACCACACATCGTTGCCTTCGGTGACTTCTTGGATGTCCATAGCAGAAGGTGTGGCGGCCCTACGCGCCCTCCCCCCCAAGGGTATGACGGGCAGGGCCACCACTTATCGGGGGCGCGAAGACCGCCGTGGCGCTCTGCACTAGGCCGCGCGACACATCGCTGGCCGCCATGTTTCCAGACACCTGCGGCTGGCTTACCCGGAGGGTGGGCTCCGGGGTCGCCTGGGATACGGAAAGCGCGCTGGCCGTGCGGGGTCTCTAGGCGGTGCTTCTCTCCAGCCACCACCGTAGCGTTGACCACGCCGTGACGGACGACGCGCCGCCCGATGCTGTGACCGGGTGATTCCCACCACCACAGGCTGAGTCACCACTTGCTGGGCAAATGGTGTGTGCGCTACCGCAAGCTAGGGGCATCAGCGACCGTAGCCCATGCGGGCACCGCGAACGCGGGCCGCCTTGGACGCCTTCTTACGGCGAGCAGCGGTGCCACGGGCAGCCCCGGAGGACATGCCGGTGACCTTCTTGCCGGTCTTCTTGGACGCCTTCTTAGCGGCCTTCATCCCAGCGGCGGTGTACGGGAACTTCTTCTTTCCGACTTTCGGCATGGTCTCTCTCCTTCCTAGGCGGACTGACCGCCGTACTTGGTGGCCAGCCAAGTCTCGAACTCGGACGGTGCGCTATCGGTGGGCGGGGCGCCCAAGCCGAGACAACTGCGCCATGATCCCGCGCATTCCAGGGAGGCGAGGCGCGAAGCCGGGCTGAGCCGCAGCCTCCTCCTCAGCACCCTCGATGTCCGTCTCCTCAAAGTACGGGTCGGTGTAGGCGTAGCTCACCTCACCAGCCTCGCCGCCAGCCCGCTGCTCCTGCGCGAAGTCCTGCTTGTCCTGCTCGAACTGCGAGAGCGCAATCCCCATCAGTTCCTTCAGCGACTTACCACGCGGCAGGTAGCCCCCCTGGACCCCAGCCAGCAGCGTCTGGTAACCCGCCAGCGGGATCACGGCTCGTCCTCCTCAGGACCCTCGATCTCAAGCACCTCAGGCTCCACCAGCCGAGGCTCCGCAAACCCGTAACGCTTCACATGGTGCTCCGTCTCGATCTGAGCCTTCTTCACGACAGCACCGTCGATACGGTCCCAGATCATCTCCAGCACCTTGTGGTCGCCCATACGGGCCTTGTGGACCATCCCCATCACGATCTGCTCCAGGTACTCCGGGTTGTCCGCCAGATACCTCTTCAGCGCCGTGATGAGCGACGGACCTCGCTTGCCGGGCTTGGTCACCTGCAATCCGTTCTTCTGCAACTGCGCCCAGGCCTTCCCCGGCGTCAGCTTCTCCGCAGCGCCCACACTACTCCTCCGGCCACGGGGCCTCAAACAGAGTCCCGTCAGGAGCCTCTTCCTCCAGGCGCATGTCACGAGGAGTCGCCTCCTCTTCCGCCACCTGAGCCTCAATCCGCTCCGCCTGCTGCACCAGAGCCTCTGCCTGCACCTTCGCAGCCAGAGCCTCCTGCTTCAGCATCTGAGCCCTAGCACGCAGCCAAGCTCGACGATGCACAGCCTTGCGCGGACGAGGACCGTTCGGGTCGATCTTCATGCCCCCAGATTGCCAGATCGCCAAATCACATGCTAGGGTGCCCGGGTGGTTTGGGTGGGTTTCTCAGCCCCCTAAACGCCCATTCCTACGATGGTCCAGCCAAGCAAGGACATCACCGCAGTCCTCATGACCCGGCTCTCTGAAGCCTGGTCGGGCCTTCCCATCGAATACGCTTTGCACTACGACCTCCGCGAGCGCCAGAACCCAAACCTCTACGACGGACCCAACGGAATCATCCCGCGAGCCGTCGTCAGCGCCTGGATCGCCCGCGACTGGGTCGCTGACTTCCGCGACCTCTCCGCCGAACAAGGTCACCTCACACTCACCGGAGAAGGCCGACTCATCGTATGGGCCTTCAACGAGATGTAGAGCACACACTCGCGGAGCCCCAAGAATGAGTTCCGAAGGAACTCACGGTGTCGCCCCTGCGACACCCCCCTCTGCTGCCTGAAGCCACACAAGACACGGCAAACGAAGTCACTCGCAGCAGAAACTCCCCGTTGTTGCCTGCTACCCTTACCATGCGAGCCGGGGGGGCGTCAAAAGCACTAAACGCTAGAAATCTAGGAGACCCCCTTCCAGGGCCCTAGAACCACGCCTCCTTACACAACTCACACTCCCACCAGACCCCGAGGCCCAGCAAGGGAGGTGCTGGAGCGCCCCGGACCAGGGGCAAGGCCCGTGCTAGTGGGTGAGGTCAGGTCAGAATAGGGAGACGAGAACTCGCTCGCTCTTCGGACGCCCCAGCTCACAAAGCCTACAACCCCCTCCTAGGCCCTTCAAAGGGGGTTTTTGACTTATCCACAGTGCAAGTGCAATGCATTAGCAATGCAAGTGCACTGCATGTGCAATGCAAATGCAACGGGGGGAACCGTATGGGACCCGCTCAGGAACGCACAGAAGGGGTAGGCCCCGGGGGTGGGGGGTAGGGGGTGACCCAACCAACCGCTGGTCAATCGAACACCACCGAACACCACACCGAACAGGCTCACAAGGAAGCAACCAGGCAGCCCCAGGGAGCAACGAACCACGCAAGCCTCACAGGGGCCCTGGGAAGCCGCCTGAGGGACGCAGGAAGGAAGGGCGAGCTAGGAGAGGGGGGAGCCTCAAGGGCGCTGTGGGGGCGTTCTGGGGGATTGTAAGCGGAGTGTAATCGAGGGGGGGTCTGCGTGGGGCGGGGCGGTGTGGGGGGGCGTATATATATATGGGACCCGAGCCGCGCACGATCGGCAGGTGGGGGTGGGGGTGGGGGGTCCTGGGCCGCATCCCCTGCGCCCTATCATCCCCCCTCCCTCGCGCTAGCTCGCGCCCCCCCCCCACCCCCCCCCCCCCCCCCCCCCCCCCCCCC